AAACATCTTGTGGCATTGAACACATACACTGAACCGTTCCTTTCAATGAAGGCAGCAGAACAACGTGAAATCATTGAACAACTATTAGGCATTACTTTATTGTCAGAAAAAGCAGAAGTACTTAAATTACAAGTAAAAGAAAATAAAGAACTTATCACTGCTGAACAATATAAAATAGAAGGCATTAAGGGTGCTAACGAAAATGTACAAAAAAGCATTGATAGTTTAGGTATTAAGAGCAGTGCGTGGGAAACTAAGAAGACTGCTGACATAGAAAACATCGGTCGTGCTATGATGCGACTAGAAAATGTTAACATTGAAGCAGAACTAATAGCACATACTCAACTTAAATTATGGAGCGAACACAATACCAAGATAGCAAATCTTAACAAACAGTCAGCAACATTACAATCTGCTCTAGGGCAGGCTGAAAAATCAGTTAAGAAGTATGAAACAGAATTAAAAAGTTTAGCAAATAAGACTTGCCATGCTTGCGAACAGGAACTTCATGATCATAAACATGAAGAAATGACCAATAATGCTACACAGCATTTGAGCGAAGCAATGAAATACTTTGATAAAGTATCGCAAGACTTAAAAAAGATTACAGATGAGATTGGTGATGGCGATGCTCCACGTATGCCTGCAACATTCTACGACACAGAAGCAGAAGCATTGGGTCATAAAAACAATTTAGATAGTCTTGAAAAGAGTTTAACTACAAGGGCGGATGAATTAAATCCTTACGAAGAACAAATAGAAGAATTAAAAAAGACTGCTATTCAAGAAATCAACTGGGATATTATAAATGCATTAACAAAACTTAAAGATCATCAAGAATTTTTACACAAACTATTAACTAACAAAGATAGTTTTATCCGTAAAAAGATTATTGATCAAAATTTAAGTTATCTAAACAAACGGTTAAGTTATTATATTGATAAACTTGGATTACCACATCGTGTTATTTTTCAAAATGATCTAAATGTTGAGATAACTCAGTTAGGGCAAGATTTAGATTTTGATAATCTAAGTAGAGGAGAACGTAATCGATTGATTCTAAGTATGAGCTTTGCTTTCCGAGATGTTTGGGAAGGATTGTATCAAAGTATTAATTTATTGTTTATTGACGAACTTGTAGATGCTGGAATGGATAGTGCAGGTGTAGAAAGTGCCCTAGCGGTCCTAAAAAAGATGGCCAGGGAACGAAGTAAGAATATATACTTAATATCGCACAAGGATGAGCTAGTGGGCAGGGTGAATAATGTTTTAAGAGTAATCAAAGAAAACGGTTTTACCTCTTACAGTAATGATATAGATTATGTCGAATGAACAATTAACCAAATATAAAGAGTTATACTCACAATTAGTATCTCACTTTGCAAATTTACATAACTATCATCATACATTTATCAATAGTCCCAGTAGTAAAAATGGAGTTGATACTAGAAAAAGTATTAAAAGCATGATAGATATAGAAACAAAGATGAGAAGATTATCTGCTACAGTTAGTCGAGAGCATCGAAAAAATGTTAAAGACGGTATTAGAGCAGAAAAGAGAGAACTAGCAAGGATAAAATCATTGCCAAAGAAACGTGGAAGACCACCAACAAAAGGAAAACAAAATGTCATCAACACAACAAATTAAAGATCAATTAGAAGCATTTTTGGCAGAAGATGCAAAATTTACAGCAGGTAATGCTGCTGCTGGAACCCGTGCTCGCAAAGCATTGGGCGAATTAGCTAAGGCAGTTAAAGCACGACGCAATGAAATTACTGCTGAGAAGAATGCTCGCAAGGAAGTCAAAGCAGCAATGGGTCAATGACCTGGTATTATAAAAGTTCTATAGTTACAGAACTACCTGAAGACTGCGTGGGATTTGTTTATCTTATCTCATGTAATACTTCTGGCAGACTCTATATTGGCAAAAAATTAGCAAAATTTGCAAAAACGACCTACAAAACTGTAAAGTTGAAGAACGGCACAAAGAAGAAAAAGAAGATCCGAAGTAAAATTGAATCGGATTGGCAAGATTATTATGGCTCAAACTTAGAACTTAACAAAGATGTTGAGTTATTTGGTAAAGAAAACTTTACAAGAGAAATATTACATTATTGTAAAAGCAAAGCAGAAACATCATACGTTGAGGCCCGCGAACAATTCGACCGCAAAGTATTAGAATCAAACGAATATTATAACGGACAAATCTCTGTCCGTGTCCATGGCTCCCACATAAAAAATAAAATTTAGGCTCAGTTAATCGGTATAAAGCTCGCACCTGCTAAGTTCTGGTGCCCGGAAACCTGGATCTAGGATCACAGGGAGGGAAATCTCTTGCCGATAAGAGTGCTCATCTACTACCCGCAAGGATGAAGATCGTAAAATGCTTACGGTTTGGATGTTTGAAGATAAAGAATAAGCAAAATGAAGGGATAGTATTCCCTACGTTTATGTATGTGTTAGTGTATATACATAAGCCGCCGCTGGATAAAGACGCTGCTCGTGGTACAGGCCAACCGCCACTGTAATGCAGTAACACTAAGTGATATGTTCAACTCGAATAATGTTTCTTTGCCCTGCTCGGGCAAAGTGTGACTGAACAATCTGAATAATATTAAATATCTTCTACGAAGATAATAAATGCTCTGAGCGATTAGCGAAAGAGCAAATGAACGCAGTTCATTTATAAATAACAAATACATTCAGGATATCCTTATGGACATAAGACAATTAACTGCTAGATTAGATTACATAGAACACAATAGACTATATGAAGGTCTAACTCTGACTGAAGCAAAATCAGTTAAACTATGGGAACATGCTGGCAGATTAATTAAAGAAGCAAACTTAACCCCTGATCAAATACAACAATTATTCACCAGTGTAGAACAGGGTGCTACTGCTGCTGGCGGTAATAGAACAATGATTGGGCAGGGTAAAGATGCCGCTGAAGCAATTAAAAAAGCCTATGATGATCTTGTAAGTAAAGTACAGAATTCAGGACCTGTTAAAGGTGCTGATGCTATGTATGATCAAGCAGTGGCTAAGATTGAAGCAGGGTTAGGTGGTCCGGATAATGCCGTTAATCAAGTAATTCAAAAGTACAGAGCATTTGCCAAAGCACATCCAATAGCACAAAGTTTAATTTATGCTATCCTTATTGCTGCTGCCGGTATCAGTGGAGTGGGATTAGGCAGTGCTGCTGTATTAGGTTTGTTAAAGATGACAGACAAACTATTACAAGGTGAAAAGTTCAGTACCGCAGTGGGTAAAGGGCTGGCTACAGGTGCAACCGCTTATGCTGCTGGTCGAATTGGGCAAGCATTCAAAGGTGCACCTGCTCCTCCGGGTGCTGCTCCACCAACAGATGCAGTGTCAGGGGCAACAGATGCTGCGGGACAAGCAGTTGGACAGGCTGCTCAAGGTGGTGTCAGGGCTGCTAGTGATGCTGCTGTACAATCAGCAAAAGATGCAATTGCTAGTCGCATTGCCAATGGTGATATTAATCCCGGCGATATGGGTAAAATGCGAGAGTTAGCACAAACAATGATGGCAGATTCTGGATTACCTCAGCAGATGGCAGATACAGCAGCCGAAAAAGCAGTTACCATGGCTATGGGCAGCATGAAAGAATCAGTTACTCTTTCAGAAAATCAAATTGCCACACTATTCACATTGATCCAGATTAAGAATCGTCAGTTCAATGAAGGTATGTGGGATAACATTAAGAATAAAGCCGCTACCGTTGGTAAGAATCTAACTACCAAAGTTACAGCAGACAAATTGAACTCAGCATGGAAGAAGGCTGATAGCCCAACAGACAGCGAACAGGTATCACAAGTTATACAAGGTGCAGGAGTTGATCCAGCAGTAGTTTCAAAAGCCTACACAGACATGGGTATAGAAGCACCTGCTGCTAAAACTGATCCAACATTAGATACAGCAGCAGATCCAACTAAACCAGATGAATTAGATGACATTAAAAAGAATGCAGGTCTTTCAACGGTAAATATCAAAGACATGCTTGCACAAATAATGGCACTAACCCCTGAAGAACAGAAGCAAGTATTAGCATACTTAAAGAAATAATAGGAACAGATATGAAAATTACCCAACTCGTAGCAACTAACACAAAAACACCATATCATGAAAGTGTTGCCAGCAGATTGCCAAGAGGTATTAAAACTCAGCAACAACTTTTAAATCGTGGATATAGAATTGCAGTTGAGGATCTTGGACTAGCAAAAGCAAAAAGATTAAATGAAAACTTTGCGGCTAAGTTAGTTAATTCATATCATAATCAATCTCTAAATGAGGGTGTTGGTTCATTCTTAGGCAAATTGGGAGGTAATGTTGTAGGAGCCGTTGGTGCTGCTGGCCGTGGATTAAAAGGCGCATGGAAAGATGCCAAACAAGGTTATGCAGATGCTAAAGCATCTTGGGATACACCTGATCCGGCAGCAGTCGGAGGAGCAGCACCGGTAGCAGGAGCAGCACCGGCAGGTGGAGCAGCACCGGTAGCAGGAGCAGCACCGGTAGCAGGAGCAGCACCGGCAGGTGGAGCAGCACCGGCAGGTGGAG